GGATTACCAAATTCGTGGTCTCTAGCTATTTTTGTATTAGTTTTTAATATAGTTTCACAATCTGGTGGATATACTCTATTACGAGTATCTTTACCAGAAGCTACACCAACCTTAACATACGCACTAGCAGTACGAGCTAATTCACGTTGTAGGTATTCGAGTTTTTCGATATTAAACTGAACCGTAGTTTCCATTGTTATTGCTACGGTAGCGTCTCTCTAAAGGCTACGAATACGTTTCCAATAAGTTGAGGCGTGATTATCTGTAGATACATTGCACCGTATCTAGTTTTACTAAAGTGTGAGAGCATTGGGTCCTGAGCTATCCGCTCTGGGATTTGAAATCCTTCAGTTACGGAGTCTACGCCTTTGGAAATAGTCAGCCAACTATATTGACTGCCCATGCCCTCCTGAGCAGCCAAGAGCTTTTCCACTAGCTGGTGCGCTGCTAAATATAGGAAAGCCCGACTAAAGAACTGCTGTGTCGGAAATAGAGCTTGGTTAATGTTAAACTGTGCATCAAAGATGGCACCGCTAATATCAGTATCTGTAACCTTGCTTAAATCAGAATTATCTCCTGCACCACCAGTAATGGTAATGATTGGAGGTTGTCCATAGTTTGAACCGCCTGTAACAACATTAAATCCTGTTACAGAACCACCAGAAATGGTAGCGGTAGCTGTTGCGCCTGTGCCAAGATCTCCTGGAGCAGCCCCCACAATGACTGTAGGTACAGTGGCGTAACCAGTACCTCCTGCTCCAAGAGAAATTGACGTTACAATTCCTCCGCTAATGACCGCAGTTCCAGATGCTCCATACGCAGGTACAGCATATGGAAAATCACGAGGAAATTGCGATTTAAAGTCACTAACAGTTGGAATCGTAAATGGCACAATTAAGCAGCCTTATTTTTGGAAATAGCTTTCGGCATATTCTTAAGCATTGCTTCTAGATTTTTAACTCTATCTGCAAGCTCTTGATTTTCTTTAGAAAGCTCTTCTACTTTTGCTTTTTGTTCTTCTACTTTAGCATTGTTGGAAGCAGCGTCTGAACCAACGTCTGATGCTAAAGCAATGTGTTGAGGAAACATTTTAATCCACTTATCAGCTAACCATTGAGGGACCGACGCAAAGTCGGTGCCCTTTATGGAATACTGTCCGTGGGTGTAAGAACCAAATGAAGATTTGTTCTTGTTATAAATGCGCACGAGGTTTTCTTCTGGTGCGGAAACGACGGTTGGGGTCGCAATGGTTTCGGTTGTCATTTTGTTATTTGTTTAGGTTGAATCCTAGCTTCCAATTAGTATTGGAAGCGTAAGACTTCTAGATTACGATACACGTTTGTACCTGTGTACTGACCATAACCTACGTCAGCGAACGAGAAATTGTTCAGCGAGTTTGGTTGTGTGGTTGTATATGGTACTGGAATATCCATACGTACTGATTCTGCATCATCACGATATAGCATATAGTAGTGGAGTCCTGCTGGATTATTAGCAGCATCGCAATAAGCGAGTGGCATAATCTTGAACTCTTTTTCCATAGGAGCTACTGCACGAGTAAATGCTTCCTCTAAGTACTGGATTATTGGAACTGGATATGTACCAACTGTACCAGGAGTTAAAGCAGGAAGACCTGTCCAATCAGCATAAGGAATGACCAAACGATTTGGCATTGCTGTGCTGTTCGTGTTAGAGAAGTAAGTTTGGATTAATGTCGTTACAAACGTCTGCAAACCAGTAGCGTTTAAGCTACTAATTGGAGCAGTGATTAAACTGGTGTTTGTATTGATGCTTGTGTTCGTGAGTAAACCAGGAATACGTGTATCTGTAGCATCACCTAAGAAAGCGATCTTTTGGATACCTAAGTCCCAGTTCTTTTTACGAGCGCGATGTTTGCGTTCAATAATATCCCAGTTGTTAGCACGTAGAGCTTGTTCAACATCGAAGATGGAATATTGGATGCCCTTAGCCCAGTTTTGGACATAAGCACTTACGCCATCAACTGCAACGTCAGCAGAAGCTAAACGAGCATCAGAAGAACCTGTACGTAAGTTACCAGATGAGAAATCATCAGCTAATTCGTATGTACGGTTTGTTAAGATGTCTGCGCTGAAAGCACCATCACCAACGACGACTGGAATATAATCAGCAGGAGCAACTGTGTAGAACTTTTGTTCTGTTAGCTGCTTCTTGATGTATGTTAAAGTGTCGATTACGATCTGGTAACCAGTTGCTGTATCAGCCGTATCACCAACTGCGTTTAGACGTGAGTCTAATGCGCCAGAATTATGATCACCATCAACAAAGATGGAAAGACCACTGGTTTTACGAGAACTGAGAAACTGTGGTTCACAGACTTCGTTGTTGCGAACGATCTCTCCAGCTTTTAGTTCTGAAGGATCCTGTAGAGTACGGCCTGTGCCGCGATAGAAAACACTGTTCATGGTAATTTTTCCTTAGTTAAGAGTTAAGATTAGGGAGCGATAGTTACTAGACCAGTTGAGCTATTTGAACCCACATCAATCTTAACTTTGATTAACTGGTTAGCACCGCTTACTTGAGTAAGAGCATAACCAATCGTGTAATCACCAGCAGTTGAATCTGAAGCAACCGTAGCGTCGTTAGTTGATGTAGTTGGGTTAGTAACTGAAACACGATTACCACGATTGATCGCAGCAGAAGATTTCAGATAAATGATGTTAGAAGTTGAAGCAACTTCGACACGATCAGAAGCTTTGTATGTATTCTGACGTACGTTGTATGAGATGACACCATAAACTGGGCCATCGGAAGGACCAGAAGTAACGTCAACGACGATTTCTGGACCTGCATTAGCAATCAACTTTACTGCACAGCCTGCTTGGATGTATGAAGCAGTTGTGTTTGGGTTGATTTGACAAGTTTCGGTATCGACGTTCGGCTGGAAAGCAACCTGACCGATAACCGGAGCTTGTATGAACTGGTTTTGATTGAGCGAGTATTGGCTCATGGTATTATTATTATTTTATTGTTGTTATCAGTTCTTGGCTGAGTTCGAACCGAAGAGGTTCTTACCGCGCGCAAGCCGGTCGTTAATCGAGCCGGAACTATTTAGACGGGATACGGAGTCGAAGCTCTTCTTGAGTTGAGCCTCTGCAAGTGATTTAAAGGAAGCGTTGTTGCGTTCCTTAACTGCAGCAGCGTTTGCACGCTCTGCTTCTTCTTTAGCAGATTTTTCTTTTAGTTCTGCTTCAACTACTGCGTTGTCACGCACATCAGCTTTATCTTCAGCTACTTTTTCAGCTTCTGAAGTTGCTGGAACTTTTGCCTCTTCTTTAGTAGGCATTTCTGAGTTAGCACGAGGATGGTGCATACCAGCAATAGGGTTGTTACCCTTTGTACCTTCATCATATCCTGGGACATGACCCATGTGTGTTGCTGATGCTACTGGAGTAGCGTGAACTGTATGACCATGATGTGTTTTATAAGCGTGGATCAAATGACCTACGTTATAACGGATACCTTCATGCTCGATATGGTCATCGTGATGAACGGAATGACACATATTATCACGGGCTACTTCTACCATTTCTTGTAGCGTTGCTGATTTCCCGTCACCGATGTCGATACGAGAAGAAGGAGCAAGTTCACTCACCTGCTCCGCTTTGCTACCTAAAGAGGCAGCTGATTTGAACCATTTAAACATAATATTGTTTTGTTTAGTGTTTAACCTTATTTCCGCATCTTCGAACCGAGGACGTTGATCCGGCGGAACAATAGCGAGATGATGAAATTTAAAACGCTTGATTTCCCTACCATAGGGAATGTTGTGCCAAGTACCACCTGGCCCAAAGTCTTTGGTGTTTAGCTTTGTACCTACGCTAACACCTTTGTGTTTTTTGATCATTTCTCGTGCTTGATCAGTATCGATAGAACCTTCGCACACGAACCAGCCTTTATCGGCATCGTATTCTGCGTGGTCTACATAACCATGTGCTACATCACTAAATTCATTAATAGTGGTAGGAATATGGTTAATTGTGAGAGGACAACCAATTAAGGTATCTAAAGCCTCATCAATAGCTTCCTTCTTAATTAACTCTACATCGCCACCTTTTACGTCCCTGTAATTAACAAGGCCGGGTTCCATAAAGTAGCATTTAAAACGCTTACCAGATGAAACCAAATTTACACGTTCGCTCCAGATGAGTGCATCATCTTGTGACGTGGTGTTAGACTCGATAGATTCAGTTAGTTGCAACCATAGAAGGAAGGGCTGGATCGCAGTCGCTAATTAGGGCGAGTTGGGATTGTAGCCGATTCAATGTTTGTTTGCGTCCTTTTATGCTAGAGTCAAGCCTTGCACGCTTTCTTTCTGCACGTTGTATATCATCTAAAAGAGCTTTATAACGGGCTTTTAGCTGAGTTGGACTTAAAGTTTCTTCAGATTTCATGCTGCGTTTAGCGTCTTATTTAGAGCGACAAGTATCCTAGCAGCACATCTGCAATTATAGTCTTCACCTGGGTGTCCACGTCTGCCTGTTTCTCTATCAACTATGGGTGGATTATCCCAAGAAAATTGACGTTTTTCTAATAATCTATGGTCATGGCGCACTCTATTATCTAGGACTGTATGCCAAATGTAGCCTGGTGAACCCAAAGCATCTGCCTGTTCTTGTACGTAA